AAGACATTATCTTTATTGTAAACAACACCATTATGACATAATGCTAGTTTACTTCCCATTAAGGGATGATTATTCCTGTTACGTTCTGGACTGCCGTGGGTTGATGCTCTAGTATGTAACATAACCCAACGTGGGGTTCTATTCATACTGAATGCAAGACCTGTAGCTAATCCGCTTAATTCGTAAGCTGGTTTATCTGTCTTGTAATGCCTAGTTCCTGTAGGACTTTCATAAGCAATGCCTGACGCATCGCTTCCTCTGGACTGTAGATTATTCCACATTGTCCTGAGAGCTTGCTTTGCCCATCTAGGGGCATCTTCTGTATTACCTGTTTGGTAATATCCGCCTATTCCGCACATGTTTATCACTTTTTGTTTTGTCAGAAGTCGCCTTCTGATAGTAGGACATATGTCCCACCCTATATAAGGTTGTTGTTGACCCTTTTTTGTGTTTTCTATGGGTTAAACAAAAACCAAATAAATGTAAAGTGGCCAGTTTTAAGTGATGGCCCGCACAATTCTCAAATAATACACACATGAATATGTCAATCATACAAAAACAGTTCGCCCGAAATGGTGGCGTGTGCATTATTCTACCGTTTAATCGTAAAGTGGACAGTTTTTTATGATGTCCAGCATATAACTCAAATAATACACACGGTGAGGAGCAGGTAAATTGAAAACCTGTATTAACCGTGTGCATTATTCTACCGTTTAATCTTGTTTTTTGTTGGGTCGTTCCAAAGTTCACTTACGGATTTATTAAATCTATGATAATTTGCATCCTCTAAAGCACTTTGAAATACTGTTATGATATCGTCACCAATCCATAAACAACATTCGCTTATCTTACGGCCTAACTTTTCTAGTTCTTCCTTGCTTGCTCTGCCGTTTGTTTCTCTGTATGTGATTAAATCATTAACCATTTATTCACCTCGTAAACTAGGACAATCACAATCTGGATATTCTGCCCAATCAGCATCATAGGGTTTACCGCATGATTTACATTTGCGAATCATAGCCATTTAATCACCTCTCTGTGCCAATGCATCATGGAATTGTTTAGCCATCATTCTAACGCCTTGAACAGTGTTTAAAATGGCTTGGTGTTCCTCATATTCTATATTATCTATCTTTCTAATATCGTCATATAATTGTTGAACTAAATTTTCCATTTCTTTATGTAATAATTCATCAATTTCTGACTTACTAATTTGATTATTAAGTTCCTTTGTTAATTGTGCTATTATTGAAGCCATTTAAAATCCCTCCGCTTCTTTGTATTGCTCCATATCATGATACCCTGTCCTACAGTAAATAATATCATTTAAAGAGCGTTTATTCCATCCTGATATACAAGTAACTAATTGTATCTCTTCTGGTGTTGCTATTGCGTAATCTTCTATGAAATCATAGATATCATTTAAATCTTGAGAAGACATTTAAAGTTCCTCTCCAGTCCATCCTATAGTCTTTGGATTGGCTACCCTAGACATTTGTTCTAGGCCGTCAGTCTTGCGCTCTAAATGCATCCTGTATAAATCCTCTATTTGACTTCCTGACAATGAGAACCAGCAAAGATTCATCATATTTTGTGCATCCTCTGCACGTGTATGTTTTATCATTGGTCTAAAAGAATCTTGGTGTTCCTTTTGCTTTTGAGAATCAATAACAAATGTTAATTGATATCCCATTTCGGCCCCTGCTGAAAATGCGGTAATGTCTACTGCATTTGTCATAGAGTTTTGCGTGCTTGTTGTGTATGTTCCTATTTGTTCGGTCATGTTATCACTACTATATCACTATCAAGGGGGTATATAAGCTTTTATTGGCCATTTAAGCACAAAGGACATATTTTCTAGGGCTTTTGAATACTCCGCTTAAGTAGTATAGACATATGAGATTTACAAAAAAGGACACTTACATAATTAATCCCAGCAACAATAAATGCAATAATAAAAATAAATGTGTGTATAATTTAAAATATAATTGTAATAACACTCACAGCAAATAATGCACACAATAGATGTGTATGTTATTCACAAAATAGGCAAATAACGCACACAAAGGCCAAAATACAGATTTCCTATGGGTTAAACAAATTACGCACACAAAAAATATAGCATTATTTCTAATAAAATTATGATAAAAAAAGAAGGGTTGCAAATGCTCTGACATCCTAGGATGCCAGAGAACTAGAAAGGAGCGCTTAAACGCTCCCTATTTGCATCTAGTTTTGATTCTAGGAATCTAGGATTGACCTAGACGGATTCCTGTAGATATTGCAGGAAATCCGAAGTGCATACTTCGAGTTTTGAAGTAAGCTCTAACTGGGCTGGTTCTTCCGAATCCTAGGAAGTCCATTAATCCATCTACAGTCATACTGTAGAAATTACAATCATCCCATTTTACATATTTCCTATCCCAGCTTCGAGTAACTATTCTTTCACAGAATCTTACCCAGTTTAGAATCTTTTCAGCGTTCACGGTTCCTTGATGCTGGCGAAATTCTACAGTCCCATAATTTTCCAATGAGGACAAATTAATAACTCGATATCTTCCAGACATTCCATACATTAAATGTGCATAATTGTCTTTATCTTTTGCCCATAAATCAATCTGCTCTAAGTCCATAATTGTTTGGTCTGGAATGTATGCACAGTAAGAATTATTCCTTCTAGATGGAGCTAGAACTGCGTCAATTACTGGTTGAAAATAACTGTAATTTCTCAACAATCTAGCTGTAAAATCCTTAGCAGGTTTATTCTTCAATGCCCTTAGTTTTCCAGAGCTGGTTCTAGTATCAACTCTTCTCTTGAAATGATGCTTTCCTAGGATGTCAAAATGAACATGCATTCCGCATCTTCTATCGACGGTAGCGAAGCCGTGAAGAGCGTCGCACATTTTCCTTACCTGCTCTTCAATAACTTTCATACCTTTCATTGGAGGACTTACAAGCTCAAATCCTCCAGCCGATAGACTACCATCACTTACAGCTTTCCAACTATTCATGATTCTGTGTGTATATCCTTCGTCAGAAATGTTAATTCCTGCTTCTCTGATTCTGGCCAAAATTTGGCTCTTCGTGCTTCCAGCCGTAGGGACGACTTCCAGTTCAATTCCTGTCTTGTAGGTCATGTTTTCACTACTCTAGCAGTAGCGAAGGGTAGTTAAAGGCGCCCTATGCCAATCCGTGCTTAAATCCAGAAAAGGACATATTTTCTAGGCCATTTTAAAATCCCGATTGCATCCTAGAAAACTTACAGATTTAACATTAAAATTAATCATTTCTACTATAGTAAATAACACTCACATTCAAGAAAAAAAATTAATCAAAAGTGAGCATTATTTCAAATGAAAAAACACTCACTGAAATAACACTCACAACCCTAAAAATTTATACACAAAGCACGGCAATACATTGTGGATTCCCTCGGGTAATAATGCGCACTGGCCTTTGATGTTGACCCCGTCCCCCTGCTATATGAGGGGAGGTAATCTACAAATTTTCCCTATTTTGACTCAAGTGGGACATATTATTTTTTTTCTAAGGTTTCGAACGGTAGGGTTATATGTCCTTCCCTATGTAGCAGCTTATGGTATACGCCAAAAACAAGGGATGGCCCAAGCAGTATATTTTGAACTGTGGTAGGGACAAGATGAGGCAGGAGATATATGCAGAAATGCAGAAACTTGCGGATGAAGATGGGGTTAGTTTGCAGGAGGAGATATGGGAAGCATTGCTGATACATACAAGAAGAAGGAAGTTATGAGGCACGACCAGTGGTTGGCTTGTTTAGACTTTGATATGAAAGACTTATATAGCAAAGGACATATGACCTGACATGAGTGATAAGGTTTGGAAGAAGGGACACGTGTGGACGAAGAAGCACTTGGACGCTAAATTACGATTGGTAGACATACGCAATTTTGCGAAGCGCAAGATGGCGGGGTTGAAAGAAGATGTGCATGATTTGCATGTATGGGCGCCTGTGGGTGACAGTGAGATGAAGGCATTTTTGACGGGCTACTCTGGTGCCATGGACGATTTAGTGAAATGGGTGATGGAGCAGGTAGATGGCGAATAGTTTAGATGTGTGGATAGTGTTGTTGAATGAGATAATGTCTCATGCAATCAAGATACGTGACGAGAACGTTATGGAGTATGAGGACAAGGAGCGTGAGGCGTTTGACATGGGGTTGAATATGTTGGTATTATTGATGAAGAAGATGATGGAAGAGATGTTGGAGGACAACAAGGAGTAATGGATTATTGGCGTTGCAAGATATGTGGTATTGCAATAGATACTAAGACAGTTGAGAAGAACGACGGAGTATGTGTGGTGTGCCATGAGTGATTTTATGATAGCGTTTTTGATTGGCTTATCGTTTATACTTGGATTTTGGACAGGTGTAGATTGGTATCGTCGGAAAATAATACAGGAGGAGTTGGATGCGCAAGAAGCACGCACCCAGTGAGGTAGCTAACATGACGTTGTGTGGACATGAGGCTACGTATCAAGAGTTTAAGAAAATGAAACAAATGAATACACGTTATATTAATTGTAAACGATGTTTACAGGCGATACAATTAAGGGAGTTGATAGCAGATGGCGAAATATAAATTAAAACACAAGGAAGAGGCGATGAAGTTATATTTGGAGGGCAACAGTTTTACAGATGTAGCTACAATTTTACAAGAGAGGAACAAGTTTGTTCCTCCTTTGAGTAGGGAGACTGTTCGAGGATGGAGTGATGCGATGGGTTGGCAAGAGTTGATGAGCGATGTCAAGCAAGAGGTAAGGCAGGAAGTCAAGAAGCAGGTAGTGAAGGAGAAGGTTAGTAGATTAGAACAGGTTGAGGAAGTTAGAGGTGCATTTTTAGAGAGGATGCGAGAGAAGCAAGGGGCAGACATTCGAGGTCACGAGTTTGCGAAGTTGACAGAGATGGCAGAAAAGATGTCTTTGCGTGAAAATGAAAAACAAGAGTTAGTAGAAACAATCAATGATTGTATAAGTCAGGCTTTGGAAGAGGTCAAGATGGATGAGAACGTAAAGCAGCAGTTCCTGTTACGTTACATAGAGAAGCTAAGGAACGCAAGTAGTTACATATGAAAGAGTGGTTTAAGGATATGGAAAGCACGCACAAGTTAGTGATAAAATATTTGAAAGAGTATCCTCATACGAGGGACAGTGACGTCGAGTTATTTTACATGATACTGAAGGATTATTATAGGGCGATACCTTCTAACAAGAAGAGTAGCATATACGAGGAGCAGTTTATGACTGACTTGTATGTATTGCTAAAGTTTGCGCCAGATAAGAGTAGTGTAAGTCGTTTGAGAAGGCGGATACAGAATGATGATGGTATGTATCAAAGCACGGCAGAGGTAAAGAAGATGCGAGATGAGCTTGAGGATAAGTTCAGGAAGTGGGCTTCACAATGAAGTGGAAGTTTGTATGTTATCAATGTGGTGAGAGATGGGAAGAAGAACACAGGCTAATAGATGCGGAGCATTTTCTTTGGAGCGAAAAGAAGGAAGGCAGACCTATGAAGGATTGTTACAGGTGTAAGATGGATATGATTTACACACCGATAGTGGGAGATTTAGTTGGCAATCGTTCATAAGTATAAAGGCGACACACAATGGACGTTGTGTGGGCGTTATTCGGAATGGATAAAGGGAAGTATGAATGTTATGGCTAGTGATAAAGACCATGAGGTTACTTGCAAGGCTTGCAGGAGGCAGATAGATGAATAGATATGCTGTTCAGGAGAAGCGTAACAAGGTTTCTAGGTTGTTAAGGACCAGTAACAGGAACAGAAACGCTATGAGGTGGAGTAAAAACGAGACAGAGGAGCATATTAACATGAAATTTGCGATATGTAAGCAGTTAAAGGAGTGGGGACACGAGTTTTACACGGAAGCGGTGTTCGAACCGTCAGGTTTGAGGGCAGATGTGATAGATGCTGACGCTGGAATCGTGTATGAGGTCGTAAATACGGAAGGAAGCGACTCTATTATGAAGAAACAGCACATGTATCCGTTAGAAATACGTGTTGTTAACGCTAATCAGAAGTTTACGAAGGAGTTATTGCTATGAATTACAACTTTGACGAGGATTTAAAGGACGGAAAGAAGGGTGAACAGGTAATTAGGTTCTTTGTCGAATCGACATTAGGACAAAGATACATTAAGGACAATGATACAAGCGCATATGACCTTCTTTTTGAGGATGAGGACATCAATTTGATTACTTACGAGGTTAAGACGGACCTTTGGGAGAAGGATTGGGACAAAGGAGGGTCAGGAAACATGGCAATAGAGTATAAATGCCGTGGAAAGTCTAGTGGAATAGGTGTTACGAAGGCAAAATACTTTGTTTATTACTTAGTAAACGTGTCAGACAAACAAATATGGTTGATAGAGACACAAAAGTTACAGGAATTGTTGTTAAGAGAGAAGTTTCCGAGCAAAACAGTGGGAGAAACTCATTATGATAGTGATGATAAGGTTGCAAAGTGCTATATGATTCCACGTTTTGAATATAAGAATGAATTTGATGTCTATAGTTTTGATGGCGAGCGTTGGTTGAGGGAATTAGCGTAATGATTCGCATAATTAAGGATGGCAAAGTTATAAAAGAGACCGAGGACATGCAAACATTAGTTCAGTTCATAGATTACTATGATTCTGAGCCAAAAGCAATAGAATTTAGTTTAAATTATGACAAAATCGAAGAAAGGAATCGACGACAAGCTGCTGAACTTAGCGATTAGTGGTGCGTTAGAGACATTAAAGACTACACCACTTACGTTAGAGTCATTTATTGACGATGTATTACGTCATTACATGGAGTTAGAGCCTGGAGAATATGTCCCTTTAGGTCAGATGCATGCAGAATGGGCTGATGCTTTTGAAGCAGGGACGCATACGTCGATAATTTGTGCAAGAGGTCACTTGAAAACGTCATGGGGATTGTCAGCACTTGCGTATCAGATGGCAATGCAGCCAAATTACCGTGCGCTTTATTTGTCAGCTACCTTAGAACAGGCTTGGGACAAGTTAGAACAGTTTGAGGAGATTTGTCGGCGTTCTTGGAGGCTTAATTCTTTTATGAAAGCGCAAAGTGAGGATGATAAGGTAACTTGGCGTAAAGGTGCTAAGTATTTTAACAATGGAAGTAGGGTTCATGCAGCAAGTATTGGTAAAGCACTAGAAGGTCCGCACGTTCACATGATAATTCTTGACGATATTTTACAAGAGTTTCCTAACATGACAGATGACAAGGTAATTCACTACATCAAGCGTGTGGTTATGCCGATGCGTTTGCCAAAAGCAAAGATGTTATTGGTAGGAACACAAAAAAGGGTAGGAGATGCTACAGATTGGGCGCAACAAAATAGTCAATGGAACTCAGTTCGTCATCCAGCTTTGTTAAAGGATGGCACGCCACGTTGGCCAGAGTATTGGGACCAAGAAAGATTAGACAAAGAGCGAGAGACGATGGGAAGTCGTGCTTTTGAGTCTGAGTATATGTTGAATCCGTTGGACCCAGAGAGTGCAGTTATACCTCACGAGGTTTTGAAGCCATGTTTGAGAGATGGCATGAGTATGGGATTGCCAGAGCGAGGTGATGATTGGTTTGTAACGATGGGAGTTGATTTGGCTGTAGGAATGGACAGTCAGAATGACGAGACTGCTTATGTGATAATGGCTTACAACAGGTTGACGTTTGAAAGAAAGGTATTGTATTGTTGGAGTGGTAAGATTAGAGCTAAGGGTGCAGGTTGGTTAGAGGCACAGGTAGTTACAATGAAGAGTTTGGCAGATAAATACAAGCCAGATAAAATCATGGTAGAGTCTAATGGTTATCAGAGACTGGTAGTTCACACTGCTAAGGAATTAGACGGCATGCCAGTAGAAGGTCACAATACAGGAAGAGAGAAACACAGGCATGATGTTGGCGTTCCTAGGATTGCGTTAGCTATGGAGCAAGGCAAATATTTCATACCTTGGAACAAAGAGGCTAGAGAGAGTTCTAAGCCAGGGATGCGTAAGTTAGTAGACGGTTTGAGCAGATTAATTTATGGTAAAAATGGAAAGCTAGAAGGACATACGCCCGACGCAGTGATGGCTCTATGGATGTGCGAATTATGTGTGCATTCTTTGGAGAAGAAACGGCTTGTCTTTACTCGGTGGGACTACATTTAAACTGGAGCATATTATCCTTACAGAAAGACATATATACTAAGGAGCTACACTGGGAATCCAGATGACAAGTTCACCTAGGTCTGGAACCCGAATGGAATTGTGGGGAATCTCAGTTGAGACAAAACAAAATTTAAAGACATTAGCAAAGGCTAAAGAAACTCCAGTATCGAAAATGTTGGAGCCAGTCATCGAAGATTATATACACAGGCATCGTCATGTATTGGAATCAAGGAGAATTTGATGGGTATATTTGACAGATTCAGAAGCAAGCCTGTTAGGAAAACGTCGGCATTAGAGCGTATAATCGCTAAAGACGCAAGGGCTTTAGAGAAAGATGCTAGGACTCCAGTTTATTCAGGAGTTAGCACAGATAGGGCATACAGACACTCTATACTTCCGCCAGTTGACCAATTTTATTTAGAAGAGCTAGCTGACAGGTATTCTCATCTCAGAACTGTAATCACTCGAATAGCTTCTCAATCAGTTGCAAAGGGTTGGGAATACCAAGCTATTGGGAAGGGCGACAAAGAGCAAAGGCAAATGGTAGAGTCGTTACTTAGAAATCCGACAAATGGCAGTGCAGATATTAATGGTTCAGAATTTTTTAAGGCAATGATAAGACAGTTAGAAGTGTTTGATGATTGCTGGATAAGTGTTGTTTATGACATAGTAGCTAGTGATGATGGCACAGTAAATGGCAAGATTGTCAAAGAGTTGTGGGTAGAAGATGCTAAACACATGAGGTTTAATGTTGACGGTTACGGTAAATTTATAGAAGACGAAGAAAAGTTTGACCCAGTTACTAGAGAATTTATGGGTGGCGATGTTAATCCTAAGACTGGCATGAAATTAGAAAACATGGCATATTATTATGAAAGTGAAGATGGTAAAATACCTTTTGCACGTGATGAGATTATACATTTTAACAAATACAGTGCGAGTGCTAGACTATATGGGCAGTCGCCAATTATAGGTCTTTCCAAAAAAATCGAAACAGCATTGGCCATAGAGTCATTCCAAAATAAAATCTATAGACTGGAAAGACCACCTAAAGGTTTCTTAGATGTGCCAGGTCACGATGAAGAATCGCTTAATAGATTAGGAGAATACATTGCAGAGGAGACAAGACGTAATCCAAACTTTATTCCTATTTTAAGTAGCAGGGAAGCAACGTCTACAGCAAAGTTTGTGCCAGTTATGCCTAACATGGATGAGTTGATGATGCTACCTTACATGGACCGCATTAACAACGACATAAACGCATCGTATGGAGTCATGCCTTTAGTTGTAGGACAGATGCAAGGAGTAGGCGGACTTAATTCAGAAGGCGAACAGATTACAATATTTGACAGAACTATTAGAGAAACGCAACAATGTGTTGAGATGGGTTTCCTAAAACCATTGTTAAAACTTATGAATGTTGACACATGGAAGATTAGATTTAACGATATTAACGAAAGAGATGAAACTAAATATTTAAATAATATGAATTTAAAAGCTCAGATATTAACTCAAATGCAAAACGTAGGAGTAGAAATGGATTTAGACGCAGACGGTAATTTACAGTTACCACAATCTCCAGAGGTGGTGCGTCAGGATTTTCGAAGTCCTTTGCAGGAGTCGCTGGAGGCCGAGGAGCTAAAAGAACCTCTGGATACATGGAATCAGCAGCCAGAGAGTTACGAGGAGTCCTTATACAGGAACTTCAGCAGCTTGAAAAAATAACTACTTACGACAAATTACGCACACAAGTTGATGATATTGCAGTAATGTTAGCAAAGCGTATGCGTGATGCAATAATAGATGACATGGATTTTGCATTTAAAAATGGCTACAGTTCTGCATATGGTGAGATAAAAGGCATTCGCAAAACAGCAGCTAAGGCACCAGACCCTAAGCCTGAAGACATAGATGTTCTTAGATTATTAAAAAATGAAGGTGCATTGTATAATGCATATGCACAATTTCAAAGCATATTAACTGACAAGCTTAATCAAACTATAATGGCTGGCATATCACAAGGTAGCAGTATACCTGAAATAGTGCAAAACATGAGGCAAGTAGGTATTGGTGAAACGTATAAACTTACAAGGATAGCACGAACAGAAATTAATCAAATAGCAAATGAAGGTAGACTTAGAGGTTATATGAGAGCAGAAGGTAGGATGAAACAACAATTTAAGTATAGTTTAATAGTAGCTAACGACTCACGTTCTTGTAAAGCACATAGAGAGCTAGCTAGTAGAATGCCTATTGATGGAATGTATTTAGATGATTTAGTAATGTTACAACAAGAGATAGGTGCAAAGTATAGGATGAACTTAAGAGGGCATTCTTTATTGCATCCTAATCAAAGAACACAATTAGTGAGGATAGTATGAAACAATGTAAAAAATGTTTAGCAGGAGCAATGCGAGTTCACATACTCAGCAGTGGATTTTGTCAGGAATGTCAATCTGAATTAGAATGGAAAAACGCACCACACGTTCACCGTCGTCAACAAGAGAAAAAAGCAAGAGTAAAGTATTACGAAAAAGGCGGAGAATACATCAAGAAGAAATGGAAAAAGAAGTATGGCGATGATACTGTAGAACAAGTATTAGGATATAGATAATGGCACAAGGTTTTTCTGTTACATTTAAGAATGCAGATGATGCTGCACGTTGGGTTAATAATCTTAAAAGACACGCTACTAGAGCATTTGATAATGCACTTACTGATGTAGCACATGCCATAGAGGCTCAGGCTGTAAAAAACACGTTAGCAGGATTTAAATCTCCACATGGTTTACATGGTGGTGCAGTAGACTCTGGTAGGTTAGCATCTGGGTTTACAACTGATGATAAACCTATGAAAAAAGTAGTAGGTAATAGAGTTAGATATGCAGGACATATGGAATACGGCACAGGACCAGCAATAGGTAGGCCACCATACAGACCTCCTGAAAAAAGAGTAAAAGGGTGGTCAGAAGCTAAAGGTAAGGAACCAGAAGACGTTGCAAATTCAATACATAAATTTGGAACGCAACCACGTCGTATGTTAGGCCGTGCAGTAGGTCATAAGAAACGAGAACTTGGTAAACATGTGGCTAAAAATTTAGCTAAATTAGCTAGACTTGGCGCACGTGTTCCTTAGATTTTGTGTGCGTTATTTGCAACCCGAGTAAATATTTTTCTTTTTATATCCTTATTTGTGTGCATTATTTGTGGCAGACGAAAGTAACACTGGTTGGAAAGTCTACCGACCAGAGTGGTATAACGATAGAGTAATGGAGACATATATCTCCGCCCCAGTCGTCGATAAACAGAACGACATGATACCCACAGAGACTATCAAAGAAGCCATGGATTTTTACATGCGCTACGGCGTATATTCATATCGTCATGAGGAAATGCCTATTGGCCTTCCCCTGGCTTACAAAATAAAAGATGGTAAAGTTAAGATTAGAGTAGGAATCCACAATAAAATCAAAATGCATGATAAAGTGTGGAAAGAGATAGGAGATTACGGACCGTCGGGTGCAAGTAGTATTCGAGGCGAAGCCACAGAACAAGAGAAAGTATGTATATCAGAAGACGACTGCCACAATCGTATCAACGAACTTTCTCTTTGGAGCATATCTTGGGTTGGTGATAATCCTGCCAACCCAGAGGCTAAAGTCACAGATGTTGCAATGGCTAAATCTAAGTCAGTTCAAGTAACATTAGATGAAGTTGAGTCGATGGTTGAAAAGATAATAGAGCGTAAAAATGGCGAATATTGTTTATACGCTAAAAAGAACCGAAAGCTTCTAGGCTGCCACGATACCAAAGCAGGAGCTATAAGGCAAGAAAGGGCCATACAAGCAAGAAGATACAGCAAATCACTTGATGAGGTATTAGCTAAAGTAGAGAAATACAAGATACCAAAAGGAGTTAAGAAAGAAGCAATCACTGGTAGAGAACTTCGTAAAGAGTTTGGATACGGCGGCGGTAAAGTTACAAAAGCAATTAACGCACACTTAATCAATAAAGAATATGTAACTTATGCAATGGCAATGAAGATTCACAAATATTATAGAAGACATGAAAAAGTAGACCCACAGGGTAAAAACTTTGATAATAAGAAAAGACCTAGTAAAGGTTTGATAATGTGGAAGATGATGGGCGGTAATGCAGGCCACAGTTGGAGTAAAAGTTTACAAGATAAAGTAAAGGCTGAACCGTGTTGGTCAGGTTATGAGATGATAGGATTCAAAAATGAAGGAGGTAAACGTGTGCCAAATTGTGTTCCTATTGCAAAAGCAGAAAAAGCAGAGTATCAAGGTCGTAAAGTAGAACTTAACAAACCACGAAGGTTATCTGGAGATAAGAAAAAGTTTGGAGTTTATGTCAAAAACGAAAAAGGTAATGTTGTGCAAGTTAAGTTTGGCGACCCTAATATGGATATAAAGCGTGATGACCCAGATAAACGCAGACAGTTTAGGGCAAGACACAACTGTGATAACCCAGGTCCAAAGCATAAAGCAAGATATTGGTCTTGTAAGATGTGGAGTTCTAAGAATGTGTCTGATATAACTAAAGCTGAGTGTCCTTGCACTATTAAGACAGAACGCTTACAAAAAACAAATGATTATTTAGATGATATAATGCGTATGATTAAGTTTGGAACATTCATTCAAAAGAAACCTGAATCTGATGATGAAGGTGGAGGTGGTGCAAGGCAACCTCCAGGAGGTTGGATGGCTAACTGTAAACTATCTGCAAGAAAAATAAGTGGATTTACGGGCAATAAGATAACAGGACCACGTAAAATCATCAGAGATGAATCAGCTTGGTGTGCTGAATTATGGAGAAATCCAAACAAGTATAGTAAACCTTACAAAAAACCAGATGGCAGTGGTGGTATGACTAGCGGAACTAAGTTACGAGATGCAGTAGGTCGTGCAAACTTCAAGTTACCAAAGGCATAACCCGAGTATTTTTAATTGTTTATATAGATAGTCCCAAATAACGCACACATATGGGCAAATGTAATTGTGGAGATTCACACGCTGCACCTGCTGACGAAGAAGTCGTAGAAGCAGAAAAAAGTGAGGCTCTCGAAGAACCGATAGCAGAACTTGATAAGCACGAAGAGCTTTACAAGGACATGGAGCAAACTCTAGCAAAACTCAAAGAAGTCATGGCTTACTTAGAATCCCAAATGGGCGAAGAGAAAGAAGAAGACGAAGAGATGGAAGAAGAGGAAGCACCAGAAGAGGAAATGGAAGAAAAAGCTGAAGAAGACGAAGAAGAGGAAGAGGAAGAAGAAGAGGAAGAAGAAGAAAAATCTGTCGCTGAAAAAGCTGATGACATCCACAAATCTATTACAACATTAAAGAAATACGGAATAAACGTATACGCTGGTAAGAAAGCAACACCTGCTCCAGCAAAAATTAACACTCCTAAAGCCGAAGCCATTGATTGGAACAATATCAACAAATCTTGGAAGGAGCTTGAAGAAATCGGAGGAGGAAACTAAATATGGAATTCGAAGACTACATAAACGCCTACTACGGCGGAACGTTAGGTATCTCCAAGAGATACGGCATAGAGAAAGCAGCCGTTACAACAACATCAATGGCTGAAGGATTAAACACAATGTATGGGGCTAAAGTTTTCAACCAGCTCAATACTAAATCAGAAGTATTCAAGCTCTTGAAGAAAGAGCCATGGACACAATCTGGATGGAGAGTAATGACTGCACGTCATGACCAGACCAATGGTATCCAAGAAGGAGCTTCATTGGGAACAACTGCTCAACCAACCTTTGTTGAAGTAAAAGCAAACTTGGCAGAAGTAGTCACAACCTGGGAAATTACAACCAAAGCAGAATTACTTTCAGAAGCAGATGATGGACTAGGTAACTTAGCTACTTTCTTAAGAAAAGAAAATGCAGAAGCACACGCTTACTACATTGATGCAATGTTACTATCTGACTCAGATACTCCATCTACAGCAACAGCTAGTGATTTCGAGACCTTGGACAGAGTAACTATTTCTCACGCAGCTAACGGAGCATTAAACAGTGCAGCAACAGATGCAGATATGTGGGACATAACTGATGATGGTATTGACCGTTCAGCAAGTGCATGGTCTGATGCTTTCGTATCACACGCAAGCGGTTCAGAAAGAACTCTAGCATTATCTTTCATAGATGATGCAATTCAAAGTGCATTAGAAAACGGTGTAAACTACAACAGTTTAATTCTATTAACTGGATATGATACATATCAAGATTTGAAAGCTAAAATGCAAACACAGACTGCAAATTACAGATATGATATTGCACAAGGTGGAGCAGGTAGCATGAATGGAGTTGCTGGAGAAGCAGGACTTGCTTTTGATTCAAGAGTCGGTTCATACGATGGAATACCAATTTTCCTATCACAACACGTGCAACATGATGCAGATTCTACATCAAGAATATACTTGTTAGATATGGAAAACTTAGCATTCAGAGTAGCAGCACCAACAACCTATGTTGACAACACAAACATAGCAGTTACACAAACTCTGTCTAAGGATTTTGCATTCTTAACAGCAGGTAACTTAATCTGTTACAAGTTTAAAACACAAGGTAGTATCAGAGATTTGGACATCTAAGGTAGTTAATGAGGCTTATTAAATGGTCAAAATTACCTATATTGGGAACCGCAATTTTAGGAGCCTTCGCTCTAGGACGGGCATCGTCTATGGTTGGAACAAAGGGGAAACCCTTGACATCACAGATGAGGACATTCTTGCAAAGCTTGAAGGTTCGAGAAACTTTGTTGAACAAAAAGACAACGGCCCAAAACCTGATGGTGGAGGGCTTAGAACTCACGTCAGGGAGCCTAAGTCTAGCAGCAAAACTCCTAAAGCCAAACCCAAGTCTAAACCAAAAAAAGAAGTAAAGCCAAAATCAAAAGCTAAACCTAAAAAAGGATTAACTAAATCCAAAAAGGGGAAGGCTGATTAATGGCAAACGTCGTAACAAAAGAACGAATATCTGAAAGTTTAAAGACGTTAACAGTAGCTAGTGGACCTGCCGATACAGACATGTCCACTACATATGCTGAAGTTGTAGAAGCAATAGATATTACAGAGTATGACAGAGCTACAATTCAAATAAGAAATGTAGACAACAACTATGCATTAACAGCACAGGTGTTTGGTTCATTGTATCCCTCGCCTTCTGGTGTAGGCACTGCAAGTCCTACAGTAGACAGTTACTGGGTTCAGATTGGTGACGATATTAGTATTGGCACATCATCTGGAGCTTTGAAAACAATATCTACTACTGGTTTGAAAAGGCTAGCAGTAAGAATAAAGTCAGCAAATAACGCACACGGAAACTTCCCTGAAGACGATTGTATAATTTTCTTACAAGGAAGGGTCTGATGAAATGCCAACATCTATAGATTCAATAGGTTCAGGCAATTGGGCAACTGATGGTGTTTGGTCAAGTAGCGTTGCTAGAGCTGGAGATACTAACGATGTAATCATTAAAGATGGACACAACGTTACTATATCACAAGATGAAAGAGCACATTCAATACATATTGAAGATGGAGGCACACTTACTATAACAGGCACAAGACTATTAACAATAGTTGGCAAAGATGGTAGTAGTTATTCGTTAAGAACAGTAAGTGGAAGCACTATTAGTGGAACTTTAAACGTAAAGGTAGAAGCCAATGGTGGTTACATTCGTGAGCAAGGAACTGGCGGTATTAATGATTTAGAAGTTGATTTGGGCTCTTCATCTGATATTCATTATTTAGATACTGATTTAAGTATTGCAGGAAATCTTACGATTACAGAAGGAATTTTTAACACAAATGCAAGTAGCGATAGAACACTTACAGTAACAGGAGCCTTAGATGTAGCAAGTAATGGGGGTTTAAATTGTAATTCTTCAGCAGTTCAATGTAACGGTTTAAGAACTACAGGAGGCACAGTAAATTTGCCAGATGCTTCAGGTAGTTTTACAATAAAAGGAACTGAGTTTTCAGGTTACGGTATATATGACAGAGCAGGTTCAGGAAATATAGTTCATAATAGTGGAACAGTTACTTGGGATACAGGCGGAACGTCTACTATGTATGCTCTTAGCACTTTTAATAATGTAACAACAACAACGAGTAGCACAACGTTAAGATGGTTCAGTGCTTTTACATTAGTAGGAAATATGACAATTGCAGAAAATACAACTGTTCACGAACATGCAAGTGCTGGAGGAAATTTTACAGTTGGAGGAAATGTAATAGTTAATGGAACTTTAGGAGATAGTGATGCGTATAGCACATACGATTTTGGAACTCTTATAATAGCAAGCACGGGAACCTATAATGCTACAGATGCAACTACTAAAGTAAGTAAAGAAACTGATGTGGGAGGAACCGATTTTATGTTACATAATAACGGTGGCACTTTTAATCATAATGACGGTAAAGTATTGTTTGATGATGCAGGTTTATCAAGTGTTTCTAATGTTAGAAACCCATCAAGTTTTCACGATGTAGAATTAACAATGGGTTCTTATTCTTTAACATCACATCACAATATGACTGCAACTGGAGATTTTACCGTAACCTCAGGAAGCTATTCTGATGGTTCTAATGGATTTCATGTAGATGGTGCTACTTTAATAAGCAATGGTGGAGCTATAAATTTATCTAATTCAACAACTCAAACTAAAACTATGGCTACTTGTAAAGTAGAAAGTGGAGGAACTTTGAAAGCTTGTAGAGGCACTACTGTTTTTGATGGAGATGGTAGAGGACATAGTGGTTACCCGTCAGCATTAGAAGTTCAAAGTGGTGGAACGTTTAACAATAATTTAGGAACGTGTAAGTTTACTCATACTAACGACCAAGATATAGAAATGGATGGCACAGGAAATTTTTACAATCTACATCTTGAAAAATCTAACAATGATGCAGTTATGCACGCCAACATTATAATTGAAAATAATCTTACAGTAGATTTAGCAGCAGACCATACACTACGCCCAGCTTCTACAACTAATACAATGACCGTAAGAGGAACAACATTACTTAAAGAAGGAAAAATAGGGGCTATTACTGCATACGATGGGACAAATAATTGGGGTAACTTGGTAATAAAAAGCGGAACTTTTATTTTAGGTTCTGGCACTAACAATGTAACTAGCATAAGAAACAAAGGAGGAACAATTAGTTAAATGGGAACAATCAATTTTACAGGAAATGGCGGTATACTAGAAGGTGACTTAGGCAGTCACGACGTAAATATAAACTTAGACAAAGCATTATACTTTTCAGGTGACACTTCAGATTCAGTAAGTGACCATGTAACGTTTGGGACTTCGGCAGGTGACAGAGGGTCTTCAAGCACAGGAGTATCAGTTTGGTTTAGGGCAGAAAAACAAAACAATGGTTATCCTTGTATATTTGGTAAGCAACAAAATGTAAATGCTAATGAACAAGGATGGGGATTATATTTAAGTCCAGATAATGAAATCTTTTGGAACTATGGAGATGGAACTTATGGCGGTAGAATTAACACTCCAGCAAATACAGTAAAGTATGGAGAATGGTTTCATGTAGCAGCAGGTTACAATTCTTCAACTAAAGCTATGACAATTCATGTCAACGGTAAAGAACAAGCATCAGGAACTGCTCATGCTTCAACTGGAAATACAACTAATTCACATCATTTAAGATTGGGAGCTAACGGTTCAGACCCAGATGAAGGTGACGCTCACTTTAAAGGATATATTGCAGACGCTCGTTTGTTTGGTTATGCTATAAGTGAAGCTAATGCTAAGAAGTTTGCATCTGCAATTAATGTAGTTGACCCATTAGGTGATGATAATTACAATATGAATGTGTGGTATAAGTGTAATGACGGTTCAGGACATACGATAGTTGACCACCACGATGCAGGAACAGATTATGATGGAAACTTTAAAAGAAACGATGCTAATTATTCTACAGATATTTGGCACAGCAATGTGTTTTCTGTAGAAGTTCAAGATAGAGACCCAGATACTGCAAACACTCACACTAAAATAGGTGGAAACTTAACAATCACATCAGGTGTATTAGATTGTAAAACACTAAGCTGTTACAAGTTTGATGGTTCTAATGATAGAATATATACTAACAGTGCTTATGATTTAAGAACTGGCGCTCCAAGTTATAGTGTTAGTATGTGGATGAATCCTAATTCTGTAAGTGGTTTTAGTGTAGCTTCTCAGATTATGTTTCAAGACCAAAAATTCCAAATAAAACAAAGTAACACTAATTTACAATTTTGGCCTAATTACGGAACTGAGTTTCAATATGCAGATGCTTTTCCACAAGCAGACAGATGGTATCATATTGCTTTAGCTTTTGACGATTCTGACAACTCTGTTAAAATTTGGGTTGATGGCGTGTTAGGAGGCTCAGGAACTGATTCTACTTCAAACACAACAGGCGGTAACAAAATATATATTGGAACTAAAGATGACAATACTAATGATTGGCAAGGATGTATTAGAGACATTAAAATTTGGGAACACGCTTTAGACCAACTTCAAGTAGCATCTTTACACGCAGGAACTAATCCAGCTTGTCCACAACATCAATGGTTATGTCAAGACAGGGCAGATGAATATACAAGTGCTAACGTTGCACATTCTTACATTCACAATAGTGGAACCAAAGCTTTGTTTGACACAGGTTGTTTAATTTTGGATCCAGCAGACGATGCTACAGGATGGGGTAACGATAAGATTGCTAATCCAAAAATTGACGGAACTAATCATCTTACAGTATTAGAGGCTAACGATGTCTTTACTCAACGTATAGATAGAAATACTACAGATTCAGAAATGGGAGCTAATTGTTTTGCATTTTATGAAGGTGACAGAGATCGAACTTGTGTAAGTAGTGTTACAGATCTGACAGGAAGTGCAAGAATAGTATGTCACGATAGGACAGGAGAAT